TTTTGTTTCTAATTCTTCTAACAATTTTTCTATTGCCGTAACTGCTTCATCATATATCTGTTCACCATTTAGTTGCGCAGAACCCGGTAGTGTAACATTTGTAAACTTTTTAAGATTTTGTCCCCATTGTTTCTTAATAAGATTGAATAGGTATGATTTTAACCATTCATCTTGCCATACGTCAGGATATTCCATAACATCTTCTAACATATAACAAACTAATCCTACTGAACCGTCATAATTTACTAATGGTGTCAATAATTCTAAATTGTGAGTTAGTGGGTTAAATGTAAAGTTTAATTTTTTACCTAATTTTTGATCTACTAATTTTAACCATTGATATGTTAGTTCCACAGATACAATATCGAATCCGCCCATCTTACCATAATTAAAACCCATAGATTGTCTCATTTGATAATCAAAACTAAACATTGTCGATTTGTCATCAAGATTAAGATAATGTATAACATTTATGATATTATCTGGTAAAGTGTATGTGTTTTGGTCTTTATTCAATGGTAATATCAAGCCTACTTGTCGGTACCCGTTATAATGTTCTCTGTTAAAACGATATACTGCTTCACTAGCCCTATCTATTAGTTGTTGTTTTGTGATATCTATAGATATTAATCCACCAATAGGTGGTGCGAACATATTATCCCCACCTAAGGATCTAAGGCACCAATCTATCAATTCAAACATTGTTTGTGGGTTTTGCATACTCATAATATCACCTATTTATTTTGTATATTTAGTTGTCCATTTTTTCATTTTTTTCAATAACTCTTTTGCTTCAACTACACCCATTTCTTCCCATTTGGTATCTTTTAATATATCATGTAGGGATTCTTTAAGACTATTTACTACTGATTTTTCAGCGGTTTCTTTTTTTTCAAGTTGTATTTTTTCTTTTTTTTCATTATTCTTTTTTATTAATATTCTATCAATAGCTCCCTCTAAGAACTTTCTCATTTCTTTTTTTTTCATAACAATCTCCTGGTTCTTCTTTTTCTACAACAACTTCTTCTGTTTCTTCTTCAACAACTTCCTCATGAACAACTACTTTCTTTTCTTCTTCTGTTAGTTGAATTGTTTCAGTTTCAAGTTTTGGTTCGATTTCATCAATATATGTTGATTCAGTTTCTCCAAAAGATTCTGTACTTTTAGTCACATATTCTGATATAGGGGATTCTTTAATAAAATCTTCATTTGATGTTGCTGGTTCTAATTCTTTTTTAATTTCTGTTTTAACATTAACTATTTCATTTTCTACAATTTCTTTAACTGTATTTGCAGTATTGATATTTACAGGTTTCTCTTTTTTCTTTTTATTTGGAACATATGTTAAATATGAATATTTAGACGCTAATGTTTGTTCGTCTTTTTCTGTCAAAATGTGTGTGAGATTTTTTGTCTCACTAGGTCCGAATCCAATATCGAAACCTTTAAATCTAGTGTTGATTTTAATCATCGCCGATGTGTTAACTATCATTACATTATTCTCCGTTTTCATTAATAAATATACCAATAATATTTAGTGTTTCTAAAATCTAAATATTATATATGTAAATAAAGGTAATTAAACGGAGAAGATATGTATTATTTTAATGATAGTATAAGTATTTATACTATAGCTTTTGGTTCACTATTCAATAATTTTAGCGTACAGAGAATTGATAAAACAACCAGTCCAGCGTCAATTAAAAGTAAAAATGTACCTTTCTCATATGCTGGTAAGATGCATTGGTACTATAAGAAATTTAAGAATTTTCCAGATGATTATAATATTGGTGCAAAATTACCAATGATGACATATAATTTGGAATCTATAGATATTGATAATGATAGACAAACTAATAAGTTTGAAAAGATGAAATTCGAGGGTGACATGACTAGGGATGTTAGGGAGTGGTGTCAAACATGTGTACCTTATGTATTTAACTTTAGTATTAATATATATACAAAATATCAATCAGATATGAACCAAATTATAGAACAGATATTACCATTCTATCCAAATAGTAGCAGGGATCTACATATATATGAAATTCCAATACTGGGTATACGTAGAAGCGTTAAGGTTAAATTAACAAGTGTTTCTCCTGAAATAGATGTTGAGTTTGAAGAGGCTGGTGATAGAGTTGTTAAATATAGTTTGAATTTTAGTTTAGATGGGTACCTGTACCAACCGATAAATAAAGATTCTATTATTAAACAAGTCAATACACATATATATATCAAGTCATTAGATGGTGGTTTCTCTACAGAACAAATCATAGTAAATGCTGATGGTACTAGTTATATTGGTGAATTATAGAACTAAAAACTAAATATGTATATATCAACCGTTAAAGGAGATAAAGATGGTAGCTAAAATATCAGACCCGTTGGATGATTTATTAAAATCTGCAAAAGAAAGGGAAAAATCCCCAAATAAGAAAATAAACGAAAAGGATTCTCTAACTTTTTCTGAACAAGACATTGAAAAGGCTAGACAAGACACTATGGATAAAATTGCTAAGAAAGTAAAGGCAATGACAAAGGAGATTAATCGAGATGATCTTGCTGGTTTTATGCTAGAGAATAGACTAACCTTAGTAGAACAAAGTAAATATATGTTAAATGAGTATATGGGTACATTAATGACAAGTTTGTCTAGTTCACCTAGAGCTTTTGAGATTTTAACACAACTATTATCTACAACTGCTACTATTAATAATAGCATTGTTAATATTAATGAAGATAAAGCAAAAGTTAAGTCCGCTGATAGGGATAAAAAATTAATAGAGAATACCACAAATATTATTGGTGATATCGTTAAAAATAATATCACAACTCTTATTGAACAAAATAAATTCAAAAATAAAGATAAGGATGAAATCTCCGTCATAAAGACTGGTACCGATAAATAAAATCTAAACATCTCTAAATATATTTATATTAATAATTTTTATGACATGAGGGATATTATGTTTGATTTTTTTGAAATGGTAGAAAGTATGAGTGAAAGGGGTGGATTTATTTTTAACAAGAATAAATGGCGAGAGGATTTTGTAAAATGTATTGAAAATGATGGTAAAGTGAATTTGTTCAAATCTAGGCGAATAGGCGATAATACTATGAATGCATTATATATGTTATATAATGTTTTATCTAGTAATAAAGTCGAAACATGTTTAGGTATTTTTGGAAGGTTTGAAACTGGTGCGATTTTTATATCTGATATTATTAGTCTTTATGATAGAATATCTGATAAATTTAAAACTAATAAAATAACTAAAATTAATAGGACATCTATTAATTTTGAAAATGGTAGCGTTATTTTTATAGATGTTGAATTACCAGGAGATACTAATAGTTATCGTGGTTATCACATCACTTATATATATGGAAATGAAATTCAATATCATAAAAATACACAATTGCTTACTAATAACTTTTATGATAATATTACAGTTTCATTTTCTTTCCAGAATGTCGTTAAATATAATAGTAAAGAAATTATATTATTAGATGAAAACAAAAATCCTTATATTGCAACTACTGAATTGTATTCTTTTATTAATGGCTGTAAAAATTTGTTAACTGTTGATTATACTGTCAATAAATGGTCAGAGAATAAATTGAGGGAAATGATTCTAAAATTAGGTTTTGGTACTTTTAAAAATGAATATATGTGCGAAATTGATAATAATTAACAACGGTTTCATTTAAAAAAATAAATATGTACATATTAACTAGTAAAAGTGTGTACTACTATGGAAGAAAGAACTTTAGAAATATCAGAAAAGATTCGAATATTACAAATAGAGGAAGCTAAAAAAGAAGAGGAGATTGATGCCGTTGATGCATTTATGGACTTACTAGCAAGTGAGGATATAGATGTTGCGTTTACTCGTGAAAAACCTGACCTTGAGGATTTTGTAACTGATTCTAATGGAAACGAGTTAATATATGAAAGGAATATTACAAGAAAACCAGCTAATGTTAAATTACCCTTAACTAAAGAACATGTTGAGGAAATGAATTATTGTTTCCAACATCCAATTTATACAATAAAGAATTATGCTAAAATTGTAAGTCAAGATAGGGGTATAATTGATTTCAAATTGTACCCGTACCAATGTGAGTTTATACAGACATGTTTTTCTTCTAAGAGAGTAATATCTAAGTTCCCTAGACAGTCAGGTAAGACAACTACATCAGCAGCATTTATGTTAATATTTTCAATGTTTAATGAGAATAAGACTATTGCTATTGTTGCGAATAAACAAAGTACTGCTACTGAAATTTTAGACCGTATAAAATTAATGTACGAGTTTCTACCTATGTGGTTAAAGGGTGGTATTATTGAATGGAATAAGACATCTATAAAGTTTGAAAATGGATGTAAGATAATGGCTAGTTCTACAAGTTCATCATCTATTCGTGGACAGTCAATTAGTTTATTATATCTTGATGAGTTCGCATTTATTCAAAAGAATTTAGTTAATGAGTTTATTGAATCTACTTTTCCGGTTATTTCATCTAGTAGGTTGGCTAGAATTATAATTACTAGTACTCCTAATGGTAAGAACCATTTTTATCAATTTTATCAAGACGCATTGAATGGTAACTCTGATTTTACACCTCTATCTATTGAATGGAACGAGGTACCTGGTCGTGATGAAGAATGGCGAATTAAGATGATAAAAGAGTTGGGATCAGTTGAAAAGTTCAACCAGGAGTACGGTGGTAACTTTGCAAGTGATTCTAGTATGGCATTCTCATCTGAGACTGTTAAGTTCATAGAACGTAATCATGTTAAAGATCATATTTTAGATGAAGTTGAGGGTGTTAAGCGTTTAGACGGATTAAAAGTATTTACTACTCCAGTAAGAGGTAGAAAGTATTTAATTTGTGTAGATGTTGCTGGTGGTAAGAATAAAGATTATTCTACAATGGTAGTTATAGATATTACTAATGATAATAGTTTTGAAATCGTATGTACCTATAGGAATAATAAAATTACTCCAATAGAATATCCTAAAGTAATATATGAAGTAGCACTATATTATTATGAAGCATACTTATTGATAGAAAATAATGCAATGGG